AATTGTATACTATCAGGATTTCCTTGATCTGCCTGATGTCGCCAAGAAATATATTACAACCCGCGCTGCGCGTATCTTTGCAGACCGCATGATTAACTCCGAGACTATCCACCAGATGGTTATGCGAGATGAGCAAAAGGCTCTAATCGACCTCCGAGAGTTTGAAGGCGACACTGCAGATTTCAATATGATGGACAGCTATTCTGTAGCCCGTGTCCTGAACCGTGGACACAACCGTAGGATACTCTGATGGGAATGATTAGCTCTGCCATCCCTAACCTCGTACAAGGCGTATCACAGCAATCACCTGCATTGCGTCTGTCATCACAGGCAGAGCTACAGGTGAATGCTTTCCCGTCTTTGGTTGAGGGACTTCAAAAGCGGCCACCGCTAGAACACGTTGCTACAATCAGCAACACAACAACTACAGGGTCTTTCACTCACCTAATTAATCGTGATGTGAATGAACGATATTTTGTATTCATTAATGCAAGCAATGCCATTGAGATTTACGATCTTGCGGGAAACCAAAAGACAGTAACATATCCTGATGGGACAAGTTATTTAGATAGTACGTCACCCGCTACTGACTTTCGTGCAGTTACAGTAGCTGATTACACCTTCATTGTTAACTCTACAAAGACTGTAGCAATGGAACCCGCACTGACTCCTCTATATCCATATACTGGCCTCGTTGCTGTTAAGCAGGGCGATTACAACCAGCGTTTCACCATCTTCATTGACGGTGCAGAAGCTGCAAATATCACAACATCTGGCACAGATCAGGTCGAGACCAGAACAGATGATATTGCCAGTAGGTTGGCCGCAGCTGTTGATGGTCAGCCGGGATTAAATGCCAGAGCCGATGGTTCAACTGTAGTAATCTACAAGGACGGGAATGCCCAGTTCGACCTAGCGACCTATGACAGTTTGGGTGACGAAGGTCTCTCACCGACCGTAGGCACCGTTCAGCGATTTGATGAGCTACCTGCAAAAGCACCACACGGTTATGTGGCGCATGTTCAAGGCGACCAAACAAACGACTTCGATGACTACTACGTTAAGTTTGAATCAGACAACGCAGGTCAGACCGAGGTTGCCGATGGTACATGGATCGAGTGGGTTAAGCCCAACATCACATACCAACTTGATGCCTCTACAATGCCACATCTACTGATACGTCAGTCAGATGGGTCATTTACGTTTGAGGAAGCTGATTGGGGTGATAGGGCTGTAGGTGATTTAGTATCTAACAGTAACCCGAGCTTCGTAGATCGAAAAATTGCTGACGTATTCTTCTTTCAGAACCGTCTAGGAATTCTTGCTGGCGAGAACGTAGTTATGTCGAGGACTTCAGACTACTTTGATTTCTTCGCACAAACCGCCAGAACCTTGCTGGATAGTGAGCGGATCGATGTGGCTGCTAGTCACACCAAAGTATCAACACTGAAGCATGCTATTCCGTTTGATCGGAAGCTGTTGTTGTTCTCGGATCAGACACAGTTCATTCTGAAGGGTGCTGATTTTATTACACCTAAGAATACATCAATCAGTCAAACAACAGAGTATGAAGCGAGTACGACAGCGAAACCAGCATCTGCCGGTAGTGTTGTATTCTTTCCTGCTAAACGCGGTGGCTTTACCTCAGTACGCGAATACTACGTTATTGATGATACTGACCGATCAGATGCGCAGGATGTGACCTCACACGTTGCTAAATATGTACCTGATGGCGTCTATAAGATGTCTGCAAGTACAGGCGAAAACGCATTGGCTGTGTTAACAAACCAAGACGATGACACCCTATATCTGTATAAGTATCACTTCGCAGGCCGGGAGAAAGTTCAATCAGCTTGGTTTAAGTATACTCTTACAGGCTGCAGCATCCTAAGTGCTGAGTTCATCGAAAGTGCTTTGTATATCGTTGCTAATAAATCTGGCCACACTGTACTGTTCCAAATTCACTTTGATGCTGGACGGTTCGATACCGATCAGAGCTACGTCACACGGTTAGACTTCCGATTGACGGAGAGCGAGGTTACGGCCTCGTACAACGCCGGTAACAATCAGACTACCATAGTGACCCCATACCCACTTACAGACCCTGTAGTGGTCACTAGGGGCGCTCTGCAGGGTACGATAATTAATAACGTGTCTGTAAGTGGCAGCACGATTGTTGTAGCTGGCGATAAGACATCAACGGAATTCTATGTCGGTGAACGATATACAATGACGTATGAGTTCTCTGAGCCTACCCTGAAGGAACCTACAGCAACTGGCGGTCGTGTAGCGATTGCCGGTGGACGCCTACAGATCAAGCATTGGCTTCTGCGCTATCAAGATAGTGGAGACTTCAAGGTTAAGACTGAGGTTAAAGGTAGCTCCAACGTACAATCGTTTGACTTCACAGGCCGAGTTATCGGCGGTGGTGCAAACCTACTAGGTACTACAACTTTAACTTCAGGTGACTTCAAGTTCCCTGTTATGTCTAAAGCTGATCGTGTCAAAGTAACAATAGAGAGTGATAGTCACCTCCCTTGCCAGTTCCTATCGGCAGAGTGGGAGGGCAATATGCACCTCAGATCAAGAAGAGTTAATGGATAAATATCTCACACCTACAACGGTGGAGGATATCGACTATGTTTCCCCAAGATTGAGAAAAGCAGACTACAACGAATGCCTAGCCTCTACAGGCCAGCATCCGCGTATAGTCCTGCATAAATCCCTCGATCTTGGGGGGACTTCGCTGACCCTACGCGCACCGGATGGAGGCCGCTTGGGTCTCTGCGGGGTCGTACCCTCTCACTTAGAAAATGCAGGAATTGTCTGGATGTGCGCGACCGATGACATCTATCAATATCAGACAGCTTTCCTGAGAAAAAGCAAAGCAGCCCTCGATTACCTCGCAGGTGATTACGCTGTTATCTACAACTGTGTCGATGCCCGAAACACACTCCACATGAAGTGGCTTGATTGGATGGGCTTCACGTTCATCAACAAGCACGAAAAATACGGAGCGGCAAAGCTACCGTTCTATGAATTTTTAAGGATAAATAAAAATGTGTGACCCAGTAACAATGGCGGCTGTCGGCAGTACGGCTGCAAGCGCAGGTGCTGCTACTACAGCTGCCGCTACGGCGGCGACCACAGCTGCTACTACAGCTGCAGCATCCTCTACGTTTCAAATGGCTTCTCTAGCTATTAGCGGTGCTCAAGCCGTAGCCGGAGCAGCTGCAGCCGGAGATAGGGCCAATAAGCATAATGCTGCAGTGGTCCAAAACAATCAATCCGCACTTGATGCGTATTATCTAAAATCAAAACAAACAAACCTACGGGAACAACAGCAACTGCGGGAAGCATCCATGCAGAAGCAAGACGCTGACCTGAAGGCAATGAAGGCACAAGGTACTGCATTAGCAGCTGCCGCCGGTGCTGGTGTTCAGGGTGGTGACGTTGAACAACTCATCCAAGACTTTGAGCGTTCTGAAGGCATCCTAACTTCTAGGATCGATCAGAAACTACAAGACACTCTACAACAGAACGAAATGAATAAACTCGGCTTCCAATCAGAAGCTAACAACAGGATTAACTCCATGCAGCCTATCGGTATGTCGGAGCAAATCTTTGGAATTATCGAGCCACTCGCTGGCTTTGGTTTGGATTACTTTGATTCAAAATCACGCCTAGCTGATGTGGAGGAATAACAATGGCACGACCAGTAGTAGGTAATCCGTTTGAAAATCAAATCGGAACAGTAAGTCCTACAGCACAAGTTGTAGACACATATGAACGAGGTGTCGTTCAGCGGTCATCTATGGCGTCTCTTGCAGACACCTTAACACGATTGCAGGCAAAAGCTGACCCAGTTTTAAAAGCAGCCGAGCAACGAGCCGCAGAGCGGGAATACAACGAAGGTATTCGTCTTCATCAAGAAAACAGAATTGCTATCGGTGAGGCTGTTAAACAGGGATTAATCGAGGAGGGCGAAAGCCCCTACCTTAGAAAAGGTTACCGCGTATCCCAAATGAATACCCTATCGGCTCAGTATGCTTCTGAGTTGGAGAATGCGTTGGTTATGCAAAAGCTATATACCAACGGAAACCCTGCGGCGATTGATAAGTTCACCAAGAAATTCCAAGAAAAGTTTATTGAAACTCACGGCATGTCTGAATTCTCAGATCATGAGATGGCTGAATACTTTGGTTCAAACGCTATTAAACACGAAGAGAACTTTCGGGCATCTTGGCGTAGCAAGAACATCGAATGGCAAAAAGAACAAGCATATAAGGCCAAAGAGGCTGAAGTTGCGTCTATGGTTTCTGTGTTACTACAGGATGATCTATCTGATGAAGATCAGGAGACAGCCATGACCAAGTTAACGCAGTGGATACAAGTTCAAAGCGAAAACGGCAGGCTAGATGGGCAAGATAACGCTCGGGTAAATAGCTCTATCGTGAATGGTGTTGTCTTCGCAGCTACTCAACTTGGTGACCCCGAGATACTTGACGTTCTCATGCGTACAAAAGTTGGTACAGGTTATATTGGCAAGTCAGTAGATAATATGAAAATCATATACGCTGCGAAGGCTACAATCGCCAGTAATAATGAAAAATTGGCGAAGGCCGCAGATGCGCAGGTTGACCAAAAAAATGAAGACCTTCGAGGTAAAATTAGTGCGGAAGTATTTAGCAACATACACAGTAAAAACTTCAACCAAGATTTCATCGATGCTCGAATAAATGAGCTAGTAATTACAGGTGACGAGAAGAACGTCAACGAAGCCATAAGCCTCATGGAATATGCAAATAAGATCAGCAACCTAGTAAATAAGGAAGCTCTCGAATTAGCCCCAGAGGTACTAGCTGATTTCAATTTAAAACTAGAAAGAATGTCTACTGTCTCAGACGCCCGTGAGTTCATCACAGATTTTGCCATAAGCAAGGGACAAGACGAAGCGTTTGTCCGCAGGTATATGCAGGATTGGAACACCTATTATAATCCAAAAGGCGAGGAAACTTTTGGTTTGAATTTTAACAGCACCTCAACTGAAGAGGGAAAGTTAATGGCTCAATTGGATCAACAGATTTTTGGCAATGAAGATAGTGAAAACTATACTAAGCCAGAGTTTATGGATACATCGTATCGCGCTCGAAGACTTGCAAAATATAAAATACGAGAAGCAGTTAAAAAGTGGTTCTCAGTTAATGAAGGCCAGACAGAAGTGCCGCCGCCAGTCATGGAAGATATAGTATATGAAGTGGCTCAAGGCATGCAGTCATCATTCTTTAATCAGGCTGGAACAGGCACATCAAAAATACCGGCCTTGGTAGACCAGACAACACAATTTGGATTTGACGTAGAACAGTTCGGGGGAGGCAACTAATGGTTGATACAGTAACCAATGTTGTGGGGGCAAAAGAGTTCCTAGAACAAAATCCCGAGGCTGGAACCCAGTTCGATCTTCGGTACGGAGAGGGTGCAGCATATGCCATTTTAAATAATGAATATGTAACACCAGAAGAAACAGCGTCCCGTGCAGCGGCGCTAGAAGCAGACCAAGGGCGCTCCACTTTTAAAGATATGGCAGTTGGGCTTGCGGATGGTATTGAACAGGCTGTCAACGAAACCGGTCAAACTTTAAATTCTGTGAACCAATGGATTGAGGAAAAGACAAACACTGGTCGATTGGTTTGGGAAGATAAAGACGGTGACGGTAAGGTGGACATCATACCATCCTACTGGCCCCGTGAGAAAGTCGTTGAAAACGCAGCAATGCTAAACCAAGACCCTCTCACCGGCTTTATGGAAGAGTTAAATGTTGTTCCAGAGCCAGAGGGGATTGCTGGTAATGTAACTAAAGGGTTTTCACAGTTCCTGACAGGCTTCCTACTTCTAGGCGGCGGTAAAGGTGGCGCTGTTAGGGCGCTAACGACAGGTGCTGTAGTTGATGCAACAGTATTTGATCCATATGAGGCAAACTTATCCAAGCTTGCTCAAGAAGCTGAATGGACAGGACCACACCTTGATCGGGCATTGGCGACATTAGCCACTAACCCAGACGATCCTGAGTGGCAGAACCGCCTCCGAAACTCAATTGAGGGTGGTATTGCTGGTATTGCTTTGGATGGTGTTATTAAGGGTGTCCGTTTAGTTGCGGCAAGTCGCAGAGCGCGGCAGGAAATTAAAGTTCTCGGCAAGGTTTCTGATGAAACCAGCGCAGAGATACAGCAACTTGATGCTGAAATTACTGATATAGCCGAGGCTCAAAACAAGAACCTAACAGCTAAAGATGATGGAACCTTCATAGGACAAGATGGCACCGTATATAAACCAGAAGGTGATAAACTGAAGGTAGTCAGCCGACCACCAGAAGTTAACACAACGGCACCAAATAAACCCGAGGCTCCAGAAGTTGGGGATGCAGGGGCAGACCGTGTTAGTCTATATGATGATACACTAAACCCCGATTTACCGGCAAAGCCAGAAGCTCCAGAAGTGGGTAGCGTCCCATCACAAGTTCTATCTCCAGAACCTTCTG